GATTGCATTGGCCAACATCGTCTTGCCTGTACCAGTAGGGCCAAGAATAACGATATTGCGTGACCGGCCATCGATGGTTTTACTGTACTGCTGCAGCTGTGCGATTTTGGCGCGCTGATCATCGCCCTTTACTGGGTCGTACTGCCACTCGCTAAATCGTCCCATGTTCGCGCTCACGCCCTTAGCTTTCATTTTGGCAAGCATTAACGCTCTCATGATGCCGCGGTCAGTTTTGAGGCGCTCTTCATTGTCACGCACGCGCTTTTCTTCGTTGCACTGGCAGCAATTCATCTTACCGGCTATTTCCCTGTGGTCTGTCTGACCATGGATAGCGCAATCAGCCAATACCTCACGGATAACCGTCGTTCCTAATTCAATCCGCGATAACTCTTTAATAATTCCCATGAGGTGCTCCTGTTTTGCTAGCTAGTCCGTCCAAAGGGTCATAGTTTGGATCTTCATACTTGGCATTTACATTCATGCTGCTGTAAGAAGGTTTTGCCTGCTGATTGATACCTGGTTCATCAACAATGATGTCGTCTAGCCAGCCTTTGCCATTCAGATAGGTCATAGGGTCTTTGCGAAACTTCTTGGTTGGCGTTGAAGCAACGTATGCTGGCAAGTGTTCCATAATCTGCTCACGTACCCTGTTGCTAAGAGATCTCCACTTAGCCTCGCATTTATCTTTACCTACTGACTTGGCATAGGTCTTCCAAAAAACATCAAAAGGAATGTTCAGGGCTTTTTCATCATCGCCATTAGTATTAGTTACTGGTTCTTGGTTATTGGTTATTGGTTTATGGTTAGCATTGCCTTCGCATTCCGTTCGCAATGCGTTCGCATTGCGTTCGCATGAAGCCTCGTCTTTATTGGCTTTGGTGTCGGTTTTAGGCTTTCTTTTATCCCATCTTGCGCGTGCTGAGATGCGCGCTTTCTCTGATTTTTCCTGATAAGCCTCTATTTCTTTCTCAGCCCTATCATTGATATAACCATCTTCGGTGAGTTCGAAGAAGTAACGCAATACGACCGCAATGCTATCGCTATGCGAACGCATACTTACTAGCAATGCGATTTCATCAACATCACTCGGCAGCGGCTTCTCGTTCAGATAGTAGTAATCCAGCATTCGACGATACGCCAAGTCTTCTAAAGGCTCTAAGAAGCTCGTCTTGCTCATATAGTCTTTTGGGTGGAATGTGTAGTAGTGCATCACATACCTCCTGCTTGGCTGCGCGTCAAAAACCATATCGATGCAGATTTTTGCGCTTGGGTGGATGCCAAGTTGCCAGCAGATGTGCTATTATCATTCTCGTGGTGTTTAGCCACTGTTCTGAATAATGTTCGCTTGTCTGCTAGTCCTTGCCGTGGAGTTAGCACGAAAGTATTTATCAGTCCCAAGAAGCCTGAGCTTATCGCTCGGGCTTTTTTGTGGGCGCTCGTCTTACGCGGTATGGTAGTCATCACTCCCTCCATGCTTGCGGCTTTGTTTGGCAGGCTTGCGCGCAGATTGATACTTCTTGTAATGCTTCTTGCGCTTGGCGTGTCCACGGTTACGTTTAGGCTGTGGGAAAGTCTTCACAATGAGCCCTCCTGATCGTCTAGCATCTCCGCTAAATCAACTTGTGAATAATAAGCAAGGTCTTGCGCTAGGTATTGCCCAAGGTCGGCAAGTTTTTGCGCCTTAAGCTTATTGCCGTTTTTAAGGTCGGTTTTGATGGTGCTGAATAAGGCGTCGAACCATGAGAAACGTTGTACTTCGGCTTCTTTGGCCAATACGGCATCGGAGGCGGCTTGGTCGGCTGCATTTGCTTCGTAGCTTGTCGAAGTCTTCATGTTATTCCCCTACCTTTTCAAATTTTGATTCTGTCATTGCCTCGTTGATAGCATCCAATTGGTGACCAAGTAGCATGGCCCATCGTTCGGCGGCGTCATTTGTTAGGCGAGCCATAGACGATGCTTGTCTTGAGCTGAGTTCATCTTGTTGGATAAGGTATAGGATGTTGCCGATGTCGTTTAGCGCATTAATTGCGCCGTTCATGTGGCAGGCAATATCAGACAGCATGTCTGTAGGCAGTACGATTACTTCGTTATCGTCTAACTCAGTTATATCGATTACTTTGCGCTGATTTGGCTTGCTGATAGGTGCTTTTTGGATTGATGCAGTCATATTATTCTCCCACCTTGATGAATTTAGTGAGAGTTAATACTTCGTTCAGGCGCTCTAATTGCGTGTTAAGTATCTCTGCCCATGTGTCAACGGTTGTCTGTGTTAGGCGGGCAAGCGCCTTAGTGTCTGACTGATCAAGCTTTCCGCTATAGATAAGCCCAAGAAATGAAGACATATCGTCCAGAACATCAACCGCACCGCTCAACTCGTCAGCATTATTTAGTATCTTGGATGACTTAAGAAGCACCACTTCATCGTCATCGGCACTGGTGGTGTCGATTAACTTGCGCTGGCTAGGTTTAGGAGTGTTTTGACTATATAGCGCGTCAATGATTTGGCGGTTGGCTGGGGTATCGTGGAATATTGATGGGCTTTTATCGTTTGGGCATTGCTTGCCGTCCGCTCGAGTATGGTATTTATTCACGCCTGCAATAAAGCTTAATAAGCCGTGTTCATCGTCAATAAATAACTGATAGCTGCCATTGCCCACAAACGGGCACAAAATGGCATCACCTGCCTTGAATGTGGCTGGTGTGCTGTTAGTAGGGGTTTGAGTGTTTGAGGTCGTACGGATTGGATTAGGCATGAATGCCTCCTATTTGTTTTTGAGTAGGTGTCACGCTATACGGTAGTGGTATAGGGTGACGGGGTTCACTCTCGGCACAAATAGTAGCCGCCCCGCTTATTCGCCTTTCGGCTATTTTATTAAGCGATGTCATCCCGTCATAGTCGGTCGGCAAGTGGATTGCCTTTATGAGGGTTTTTGCCCTTGGTGTGCGTAATTGCACTCTTGGGGCTGTGTCTAAATGATCGGTATTGATTTGAGAGTCAATACTAACACTAGGCACGTAAAAAGCCAAAGTTCTACGGTCGGCTCGTCCGCTATTTGTTTTCGAGAGGACAACATCATAACCCTTGTCCTTGAATAGCGCAAGAGGTAATTTGATATTAATTTCAGCGCCATTGTTTTTGGGCGCATTATCGTTACCCTGTAACGAAATAACGTTACCCTGTAACGGCTCATACCCTGCACTGGCTGGCTTGCAGTTGGTTAGTGAAAATACCGTCAAGACTGCGGCAGCGCATAACCCTGATAAAATACCAGTCCCAACAGAGCCGTTCTTGTTCGGTTTATCGCCGCCTAATGACATGGGTAGCTCCTTAAATTCGCTATTAATTACATTAGATTGTGAGGAGATAGCCTGGATCACAATGTCAGCTGTTAACTCGCCAGCGCGAGCCATTCTTCTCAACTCAACGCGACGGATGTTTAAGCCATCAGTAATAGCCTGTATTAATCGCGGCGCGTACTCGGTCACAATATTAAGGTTATTGCCCTCTAATTTGCCCGTCTGCAATCCTTGAGTGAGGTGGGTTACCACAACGTCCTTTTCGGATTTATTGCAGCCTGACAGTGTTAAGGATTGAGCGATAGTAGCAATCACTCCTAGTGCCTCAGCCTGCTTGTCATGGCTCGTTTTTACTTGAGTTGTGTTGTTGTCAGTCATTGGTGATTAACTCCCCTATGCTTGCGCTTATCTCAGCCAGTCGCATTGATGCTTCACTGACGCCCTCATTCATACCGACATCGGTAAGGTGCGCTAATATCGCCATCGTGCCCAAACCGTTGGCATTACCATCGATAGACTGCTTTACCTGCTTAAGGTAGTCCCGCGCAAGCCATGTGCCACTAATACAAGCGCTATTGGGATTAGGTCTGACATTGGTTGTTGCTAGGGTCAAACTCATGGCAATATCTGATACCTCCATCGAGTAGTCGTTAATCTTGTCCGCTTCTTCGCTGCCTTCGATATCTACAAGCTGCGCCAATGCGTTCAGCGCTTTGGAATTCGCGGTTAGGGCGATCAACAAATTATCGACATAGCCATGTGGCAACCATACGCCATTATTTGCATTAACGGCCGCTAAAGCGTCATGCTTGGCGCGGTGACCTTTCGTCACCTCATTTATGCTGGTAAGAATGCCGTCATCTTGATTATTGGTATCGCTGCCCGTTCCGCGAACATTGGCAGGCGTGTCGACCTGACCGCTCACGTACCGGGCACGCTCCTCCTGCTCGATCCAATAGAGGCTAAATCGCTTACCGTTCTTCACCGTGACTTCGCTTTTGATATCAAGCCCTGATCGTCTTAATTCATGCACGCGCTGAGCAAGGCATGTGATTTGGTAGCGCTCGTAAGCCTCCCATGTTGAGATGGTTGCGCCGGTCATAAGGTGCGCTCTAATGGTGTCTGTCTGTGTCGCTGTTACTGGTTGCCGTGGAGTAGTCATTGTTTTATGCTCCTTGTGTCTGTTCGCCTTTTGAGGCGTTATTTTCAAACCATTCGATTAGATCTGAATTCTTAAACAACAACATGCCGTTAATCTTTAATGGCTTTGGAAACTTGCCCGCTCTATACCAGCGGCGCAGAGTCTGACGGCTCACACCAGCCAATTCAGCAGCAGGCAGTACACGGGTTTGACCCAATGGATGTAGCTCAGCTGTGGGAGAGGTGTCTTCTGATAGTTTTAGCATTTTGATAGCTCCTAATACTTATTAGTAACTGTTGGTGTCAACTGGTGTCAGCTTAGCTATCAGATGATTCGCAGGCATCCCAAGTGGTACGACAATTCATATCAAGTGGGACGCCATTTTTGTCTGAGATGAATTTTTGACAATAAAAAAAGAGGCAAGCTTTAAGCTCACCTCTCTGTTTGTTCTACGCTGGCATGTTGAGCGGTACTACTGCCCTGATAACGCCTTACTGTCTTGCAGCTGCTTAACGAACGCATTAAACAGCGCTTCTTGGGACTCTGGTATGGTCGCCTCTACTGTCCCAGTAGCTGACTTAAGCTCTACCACTATTGTTTTAGTAGGACCACCACCCTTACTCGCATCAAAATTAGGCGTCTTACTAATATTGGCCACAGCGTCAAGTGCCGATTGTGGTAGCTGCGCTTGTGGCACATAACCACCCGCGTTCCTTAGCGCATCAGCCGCGCTCTGCACTAAAAGTTGTTGCTGTTCTAATGCCTGACCAGATAAGCCGTTTGCTTTCTCTCGTTCAAGCTCAGCCTGTCTATATTTGTAATATATCTCAGCGCGTCTTTTTTCCTCCTCTCTGATCTCGCTAGCGCTAGGGCGGTTACTGTTGTTCTGATTATCACTGTAATTACTATCACCGCTTGAGGTATCATCATTTTTATTGCTTCGTCTGTACTTCATGTTATTAGCCGAATAACTCTCAGCTTGTCTATCAACAGCAGCTTGGACACGATTCATATCACGCGCATAGTCTGCCATGCTCATCCATTTGAAGCCGTCCACAAAGCCCATACTTCTCATGAGCTTTTGGTACGATTCATCTGCGGTCGCTGTTGAGCCGCTCAGTTGGTTTAAAGCGGCAATATTACTCTTGATACCCGCCTCTGCTTTTTGCATAAAAGCAAGGCTCGCGCTTTCATTCTTAGTGTTTGCATCAGTGGTAAACTTAGCGTTCCAAACCGATATTGATTGCTGTAGCTTTTCATAAGCGGCAAAGGCTCTACCTGCGGATTTAACCATCTCATTGCCTGCCGATCCTGCGCTGCTGGCTAGATTTCTTTGTGAGGTGGCCACTCTATCTACTGAGGTTTTAACCCGGTCATTCGCGCTTACTGCCTGCCCCGCCTTTTCAACGACTACACGTCCGTTTTTATCAATCTCAACTGTAAAACCTTTGGCTGCTGCTTGCGCTCTAGTAAAGCTATCAATAACACCACCATTAGCAGCGGTATTAGCCTTTGCCATCTTTGTAAAGACTTCTTCTTGCTCCTGGGCAGTCAGCCTACCCTCAGCCATGACCAATTTGTAAGACTCGGTGTAAGCTTTGGCGTCTTTGGCCAATTCTTCTCGGGTCTTAAGTCCTAAGAGTCCGTAAGCCTCAGTTACTCCGTTAATGCCGTTTTTTAGAATGTCTGCTCGGTTTTTTATATTATCCAAGCCTTCGGCAAGCTCTTGACCGGTTATCTTGCCCTCTTTATAAAGTTCATGCCATCGAGCGGTTAATGCTTCAATCTCAACTTCGTTTCTAGCCTTGTCGGACATTTCAGTAAGCGCACCGACCAACGCGCCACCTGCGTCATAACCTGCGCCCTCTAAGTCATCAAAACCATCTATCAGCTCATCAAGTCCCTCGCTAGATTTGATAAACTCTTTAGACAAGCCAGCCCCAACAGCGCCTGCTAATGCGTCAATTTCATCCTTAGAACGACCACTAGCGACTGTTGATCTATCAAGCTGCGTTACTAGCACATTGCCCGTTTCAGTCGCTTGTACCGCAAGCCCTTGTAAGGCTGCTGCCTTCTCAAGCTCAGACGTTACGATGCCGCCGTTGTCAGCAATGCTTTTAGCTGCATATCTTGCAAAGTTGCTTTCAATCTCTTTGTAGCGTTCATTGGCAAGGTTGATACCAAACGCCATATCTTCGCCTGATATTTTACCTTGACTACCAAGCGCACTAAGAGAAGATATGATGTCATCAACTGCGCCAATGGTTTGCGCCTTTGGCACGGCGTCCGTCAACGATTCACGCATTGAGGTGCCAGAAACTTGCGCTTTAAGCGCCACCTCAGCAAAGCTCTGACCAACGCCAAGATAAGCCGCCTGTACGCCTTTAGATGACTCAACAATCACATCGTTTGTATCACTGATCGACGCCTGCAATCCTTGTTCCGCTAATTCAAGCCGCATATCATCAGTGATAATCATGTTATTGGCTTCAATCTTAGCTTTGGCCACTCTAATGTATTGTTCTTCCATCGCTGTTGCTGATATGTCGCCCTTAGCAACCATCTCATCGTAGTTTTTAACGACTTCAACCACGGTTTCATCAAGTCTGTCTTGGGCTGTCTTGTTCATCTCAGCCCATGCTTCGCCAGACTTAGACTTGAAGTCCATCATCTTTTGTTCTGAGCGTGCGTATAGCTCCTCTTGCTTAGCGATTAATGCTTCGCCCATTGTCGAGGTTTCACCGTTCATCTTAGCGATGCCGATCAACACGCTACCAATAATGCCGCTAATTGTGCCAAAAACACTGTCAGCTGCGATTGATAGACCGCGTATGCCGTCAATCGCTACGCCTGTTACTACTGCAAACTGCTGCATTGATTTAGTAATCAAACCAACATCATTGCCAGCCGCTACCGTACCGTCAATAATAGCGGTCAATTCGCTAAAAGCGCCGTAAATGTCTTTAACGAGAGTAAATAACGCGGCGGACTGCTCTAAGACAAAATCAAATGACTGACCGATGGCTGCCATTGTCGCGGGATCAATATTATCAATAGCGTCGCTAATGTACTGTATGCCTTCAGCCAAACGACCAGATTGATTGACTGTTTCATTTAAGCTACCAACGAGTTCAAACACCGTCGTTTTCATATTCTGGACAGAGTTTGCAAAAGTCGTTGGCAATGTCGCAAATTCATCATTAATGGTTTGCGTTTGCGAGCGTACCGCATTAATGACGACTTCACTTGTCAGCTTGCCATCGGCCGCCATCGCTCGTAATTCACCACGCGTCACACCTAAGCCGTCAGCCATTGCTTGGGCTAAGCGTGGCGATTGCTCCATGATGCTGTTAAATTCTTCGCCGCGTAATTGGCCTGATTGTAACTGAATGTCCCGGTGAGTCGCTTATAATCTCAACGCGGTGTGCTTTGACACCCGCCTGCACTTTCATGTAGGAACAGACTATATCATCCTCTCATTGAGAGGCTTCCCGTTTCGCTTTAAAGGCATAATGCCTACCGCTTGGCGCTACTCTACTCAGTTCTACGGTTGCCCGCATCTTTTCGATAGTCGTTGAACCTTCGTCATATCTTGCGACTTAGACGCTTGGCTGCTGATTACCTAATCCTAAAACTTTTCAAACTATCGCGTCTATCGTTTCCGATTACGCTGTAGTGCTTTAGGCTCTAAAGGGTTTCCAGCAATTAGAGAAGTTTACAATACACATCGCTGTATATTGGGGCTAACATCAACCCTGAATGAGCTGCGTAATAGCAGCGTCAGCACTGGCGGCACTGCCACCTGATAGCTGAATGGCTTGGTTAATCGTTTTGGTGATACCTAGAACGTCTTTTTGCGCCAGTCCTAACGACTCAGACGCTTGGGTGATACGTGCGAAAAGCTCCCCTGTGTTTTCAATACTGGTAAAAGTTTCCTTTGCAATATCAGTCACACCTTGAAAGCCTGTGACGAATGCTGCACCTTCACCTGTTGCCAGTTTCACTTTTGCCTCTAATGTGACGAAAGCATCTGACATCTCGATAATTTCAGATGCACCAATACCGATACCTGCCGCCGCCAATAGCCCTGTTAATCCGCTCATGGCTGTTCTGAGCTTACCAACGTTACTGCTAAAGCTGTTTGTGCTGACATCGGTTCGTCTGATTGTGTCGTCAACGCCGTTAAGCTCACGCTCAAGCCGTCTGATTTCTTCTTGTGCTGCCCGTGTTGCTCGTTCAATCTCTGCCGCTGGTCTTCCGCTATTGTTTGTAAAATCAATCAATGCGCGGTTGATTTGGTCTATCTCAGCACGTATCGTTTCGGGCACTCGAATGTTTGCCATTCGGTAGAGGGCGTTACTTGCTTCATTAGTGCTTGTGCTGGCACGATTCATTGCACCGGCTAACTCATTGGATAGCGATGTACTGGCTGATCGCGCCTGCCCCAATTCTTGCTCTAATCGATTAACTCTATTTGCCGCCTCAGTCAGCTCAGTAGGCGACGCATTGGTCTGCCCTAACCTTACAGCCTCTCGTCTTGCTACATCGAGCTCACGACCTAAGCGCGTTACCTGTAACGCTGCTGTTTGCATGGCGCTATCAAGCTGCTCACGGGTTATGTTCGCGCCAGCTCCCATCTGTCTTAACTGGTCAGCCGTTGCGCGTAGCTCAGCGGTCAATCTATCGGGGCTTACATTGCCAAGACCAGTTAATAGCGTTTCCGCTCGTTCGGTATCGGTGCCCATTTGTGCAAGATTGCGCTCTACGGCCTGCGTAAACTGACTAAATCGGTCACGCGCCTGATTGACGCCTTGGTTAAAACTCTCATTTAATAATCGTAGCTGTACGCTAAAATCTAGATCACCTGCCATACTTAACTCCTAGGCTGTGCCGTGGTTGGAGCTGTCAGTATGTTGGAAGCATTAGTAATCAGCATCCCAACTGGTATGGATTGGCGTATCAAGTGGGATGCCGTTTTTCTGATAAAGCTTAACCTAACTTCTTCAAGGTAGATTTTTGCTGGAAAATATCAAGCGTTCTAGGAGGTGTTTTTTTTCTTAACTCATTTTCAAGCTTTTCTCTTGCGCCTTGGAACCGTTTCGCTAGCGTTCCTTTTTTATAGCCGTAAAGGTCTATCGCTTCTATTTCACGGATAATCTCTGCCTCGCTTGGGAATGGCTTCTTGTTATGTATTCCTCTTTCATTGGTCATCAGCTGAATAAGTATGCTCGTAATTAATTGATAGCTCATTTCTTCATGCTCGCTTAGCTGGCCAGTGCTCTTGCCTGCCTGCTTAGCCTTCTCTAATGCCGCATTCAGCTTCTCACTCTGAGCCTTAAACGCTTTATCTTTTTCAGCTATTTGCGCTTGAAGATCCTCTACTTGCTGGTTTAGGAGTAATACTGACTTCGCTTCGTCCTCACCTCTCTGATAGTTATCATCTCGGGCATGCAACGCCCCTTGTTTAGATATCAGGTCGTCCAATTGGTAACCTATGCTAGATAGGTAGCTGGCAAGATTGCTTCGGTTAATACTGGTCTTTTCAAGGTCAATGTGAGTTTCGGTACCGCCGCCGTAGGTTGTTACTGTGCGAGTATAAAGGTCCACTCCATCAAGCTTGTTATTGAGCGCCGCTACTGAATATGACTGTAGTAAGTTTTCAAATTTTTGGTAAGCACCTTCACCATATTTGTCTTGATTGTTAATGTAGCTGTTGTTTGGATTGGTGGTTATATCAGCCAAGTCGATATGCAGTATTAGCGCGACTACTTGCGGCAATGTGTACTCAGTCATAAAGCTGGCAAGACTGTTATTGGGTTGATCCATTAAACGCATACTTATACCCTCACACACACCCCTAAAACTAAAAGAAGGTGCAAGGCAGTGCCAGTCTGAGGGTGTGTAAAACGACTGGCGTTCGGGTAATTACTCCTAGCCTTGCATAGTTGTTGCAGACAAGCGTTAGCCTGTCTTTTGTGCTTTTGCCTTGAATATGGCATGTATGACGTTATCGTTTACTTTCAACTCGTCCAAGTAGTCTGCATAAACCTGCATCATCTCGGTACGTTCAGCGATGAATTTGGCGCGATTGT